GCTTTATCTTGCCACATTATGAGAAGAACGTACCAACACCAGGAAAATCTGCTGGTAATACTTGTCTTTTAGGTAGTCGAACACCATTAAGATCAAAACTAGCAGCAAGTTCAAATTGAATTATATCTCTTGTTTCTGTAACTTTACGATCTATATAATAAACCTCATTAGGAAATGTAGCTGTAGGATCAGGTGTCCCATGAGGATTATCACTGGATTCCTGACTTACAAGACTATCATTTTCCTGTAGTAA